CTATTGGTGGGTAAGATCAACCTTCATATAGAGAAGCTGGCCGTCGTAACGGTGGAGTCGATAGAATAATTTGATGTTATGGGGCGATGTAACCAGTAAGGATCCACTTACTAAAAGTGGAATGATCAGCAATGCAAACATTTGTTAGTCGTCATTGTCCATTGAGTTAGCTTTAGCGGCTGCAACAGCTTTTGCATCCTGCTCGACGAATTTTCTAGCTGCTTTCCTAAGCTGAGTGATTTTTTCTGGGTCAGTAGATGGGTCTACAATAACTGCACCACGCCCTACGACCTTGATGTTTTTAACACCAGATTTGTTCAAACGATCGGCCATGGCTTGTCCGCCTTTGACCAAATCATTCAGCCCAAACATCTTCATGACTAGTTCTGACATAAAGACCTCCTTTCAGTCCCCCCAATGTATCCTTTTGAGGCATTTATTGCTCCCCGCAAAACGGGGCGCGGGATTCTACCATAATCTACGTACTGGCTCCAAGATTTCCCGCGTGTTCCTAGTACTAGGACAGCTGCCTGAGTACCAAGTTCACCTATAACATATATGCTTGGTTCGAATTTTTGCAAGGTAAAAAGTGCCTTATGTTTAAGTATGTATGATGTGGATATGACGAACATAACCACATCACAAATAACTTTTTATCAGGTTTCAGTGGCTATTTGTTCGGGCAGCATCATGCCTGTTTTGTATCATTAGTATTTTTAGCGGTATGTCCGTCATATGCAGCAAGGTAACTGCCATAGTGACGAAATAGCATTTCTGGTCCCTTATGGCCCATCTGGCCTGCAAGCCAGAACAGGTTCGCACCACGGCTGATATGGCTGGTGGCGAAAGTATGCCTGGTCTGATATGGGTTACGGTACCGGATACCTGCTTTACGTAAGGTTGGTATCCACGCTTTTTTCCTTATCGCATCGGCGCTGGCCCACGGTTTGTTTGTCTTTGGATCTTCAAAGACAGTAGCATCCTTCATGAATGTAAATGGCTTCTGATTTATCAGCGCCAACATTGCCTCTTCTGTCAGTTCAACTTTACGAGTACCGGCTTTTGTCTTTGTTCCTTTGATAACACCGACAACACTTGCGCTCTGGACATGGGCAGTTTTTCCAACAAAGTCGATATCACGCCATCTAAGGGCACATAATTCAGAACTACGCAGGCCTGTATGTATGGCGAACCGGAACAGATTCTCCCATTGTTTATTTCCAGCAGCTGCTAGTAATGCATCAACTTCTGCTGGTGATAGCGGATCAACCACGTAGTTGCTTTCTGCTTCTGACTTATCACTTTGGTAGCGTGAAGCAGTTACTAACGATACGGGGTTAATTTGAAGTACCCCATCGGTTACGGCTTCATCAAGTGCTGACCGCAGGAAAGATAACTGGTTGCGAATTGTTTTTAAGGTCGTTTTCTGATTTTGAATCCACGCTTTCAGGATTGCTGGTGTTAATTCACTTGCAGGACAAATGTGAAGTGAGGCTAACGCACTACGGCATTTTTTATAACCACCAATCGTAGAGGGAGAAAGTTTTCTCGTTTCGCAGATTTCAAGATATTCGTCCAGATACATTTTTACCGTTTTGCCTGCGGCAGCATTACCAAAAATTTTCAAACGAGCAGAACGGGGAAAATATTCCGCATAAATGAATGTTCCCCTTTCGATCTTATTATGAATTTCGCCGAGTGTACGCTCAGCGTATTTAATGTTCTTTGGTGTTACTTCCAGATTGGAAAGAGGCTCACGGCATTTAACTCCTTTGTAGGTGAAAGTTATATTGATCGTTTCGTCCTGGCGGTGTTTCCTGATTGTTACGCCGCGCGGTAGTTTGAGCAGTTTTGTCTGGCCCATTTTGCAACCTCACTAAGATCAATCCACCTCTCCTTAACGCCTTCAACCTTTAAAACCTGAACGCCTTCACGCCAAACACCGCGCTGTACACGTTTGTTTATAGCTTCAGTAGTTTCGCCAGTTTCTTTGCAATAAGTTGAGATAGGAACACAATCGAGGTTCAGCATATGTTTCTCCACTTAGCCCGCTGCACACGGGCAGTAATATCAAATTTCAGTGCATCTTGTCGGAATAAACCTCTGCCAGATAGCAGAAACATATTTTGCCTGAGGGCGGGCATCAGCCAGAGCACCTCTGCAGGGGCGGTTAGTTTCTCCACAAAACAGAGAAGAACACCTGCGGTAGTCACTGCCGGATGGATTGGGTTATGAGCCCATCGTCCGGTGATGCTCTTCTCTGTTTTGTAAAAAGGGCGGTGCCAGAAAGGACTAAGGAAAAAACTGGTACCGCCAAAGCAATGGCAGTTGTGGTGGGGTTGTCACTCAGGCGTATGGTCAACCTGACAACCCGGTGTCCTCAACGGGGAAAGAGTAACCCCGCCATACTTACCGCCGCGCCATTTCGCGGATTACCACAACGCAGAGAGCACTTAGCCAGTTACGGCACCACACTTTGTCGCGGTTCCATAAATGCCCTCATCGTTGCACCCTGGTCTCTTCCCAGGCGTCAAACCGAATCGCCACGCTGGTTAGGCGTCTTATCAGCATCCTCATTGACTTGCACATTCCGGCTACCTGGTTTGTTTGCCCGAGCAAGGAGTGGATTGTCCCCTTTAACGTCTCCAGACCGCTAACGACGCATGTGCCATACGCCGTGTTACAACCAAATTTTGTTTGAATCTTGCCTGCTTCATGTTTCTTTTGGGTACATTATGTATCTCAAAGGTACATTGTCAAGTATAAAAAAACCTGCCGAAGCAGGTTCATAACATTGATTAGGCTTTGATTTTGTATCTTCTTGGTTTTCCTGAGAAAATTACTGTGCCAATTATAGAGCAATTACCGTTGATCTTAATGTAAGGCTCAGGCCAGTTTGGGTTTAATGCTTTGAGATAACGTTGTGTTCCGTCTTCTATCAACCTTTTGAAGGTGGTTTCACCTGTATCGTGCATCAATGCAATAACGTCGTCACCGTGGCAAGCAGGCACTTCAGGATCAACAAAAATCATGTCTCCCGGGCGGTACTCATCAATCATTGAATCACCAATCACCCGCAAGATATAAGTCATTTCGCCACAGGGTACAGGGCAGGGATACGTTTCCGCTGTGCTCAAATCAACCTCAGAATAACCAACTTCTTTCCATGCTCCGGCCTGTACCCATGATATGACAGGAACTAACGTAATTTGTTTGTTAGTGATTGAAACATCAGGTTTTTTTGTGATGTTTGTTGTCTGGTGTTCTTGATCAAGCCATCCGACAGGCAGGTCGAAGCATTTTTCGATGTGCCGTGCCATGCTGTCACCGATATTTTTAGTGGCGCCATCCCCCATAAACCTGCTGGTTTGGGTTGGCTCGCGATCAATCATGGTGGCAAAGGAAGAATTCCCGCCAACACCATCTCTCAGTTTTCTGGCGTTAGACCGCCGGATGTCATGGACTGTTTTCATAACGAAATTAAAACCTTTGTACCGTTAAGGTACAAGTATCTTGAAGGTTCATTTCAATCATGTAATATGTATACCGGGGGTACATATTGTATGAAAGCGTATTGGAACTCTTTAACCAAAGAACAGCAGGGCGATTTGGCCGGAAAAGTTGGTTCAACACCTGGCTACTTACGGCTGGTTTTCAATGGCTATAAAAAAGCCAGCTTTGTACTGGCTAAAAAACTTGAGCAATGCACATCAGGAGCAATTACGAAATCTGACTTAAGACCGGATATCTATCCGAAAGATTAGCAGAAGACCTTCAATTTTTAACCACAGAACGATGAGGCTAACCGTGGGTAAGCATCACTGGAAAGTAAAAAAACAGCCTGAGTGGTATGTGAAAGCGGTCAGAAAAACTATCGCGGCGTTGCCGGGTGGTTATGCTGAGGCTGCTGACTGGCTGGATGTAACAGAGAACGCATTATTTAACCGCCTTCGTGCCGATGGCGATCAGATTTTTCCGCTGGGATGGGCAATGATTTTGCAACGTGCTGGTGGCACTCACTTCATTGCTGACGCTGTGGCGCAGTCTGCAAATGGCGTCTTTGTGTCTCTTCCTGATGTCGAGGATGTGGATAACGCCGATATTAACCAGCGCCTGCTGGAAGTCATTGAACAGATTGGCAGTTATTCCAAACAGATTCGTTCGGCAATCGAAGACGGTGTGGTGGAACCGCATGAGAAGACAGCAATTAACGACGAGCTGTACCTGTCAATTTCGAAGCTGCAGGAGCATGCAGCACTGGTCTACAAAATTTTTTGCGTTTCAGAAAGTAATGACGCCCGCGAGTGTGCAGCTCCGGGCGCCGTGGCGTGTCGTGACTGTGGAGAAACTAACGCATGAACAGTTTAACGGTAAATAACCGTTTGTCGCAACAGCTGGTGGTCAGCGTGGCTGAACACCTGTTGTTACGGCATGAATGCAGATTACCAAATCACCTGTCTGTAAATAACCACAGAGAACTTTACCTGACTGTGGGGGGCGAGTTGTGCAGGAACTTGACCGCTGGTTTCGTGACGGAAGAGGGCTTTATGTCCATGTTATTCGTTGGGAACCAGAAACACAGCGCGTTATCTATCTTCGCAAAGACTACCCGCATGAGTGCTTTAGTCCTTTGTGGAAATTCAGGCGTGATTTTGTTGAGTGTGAAACAGCACCAGCACATTGATTCTGCCATTCCGGGACGTTACACTGTTCAGGCACCTTATAAAGCGGGTGCCGGGATTGGCGTCCTGGAAATGTTATCGGCGATATATGACGCGCCAGCGTCTTTTTTATCGTCTGCGTCTGCGCACACCCAAATTATGGTGGGCTGGACGGGGGCACCGAAAGGTGCGCCGGTTTCCGATAACGCCGGTTACGCCAACCCCGTTCAGTTCACCACCAGCGAAATTGGCGTTTCCGGTGGTGAAGGTAATTCACTGTTATCGGAGGCTGCCATCATGGCTACTGTCCCAGCCCTCACTCGTCTGAATGATGAAGACTTACATAAACTCAGTTATGTAACAACTGCACTACGTGCTCTGCGCAAGGTAACTCTTTCGGATCCGCAGGCGCATCAGGTTCTGGTAGAAACCCTTCTTAACTTGCAGGCTGAACGTATCCGTTTGGCGGATAAGGCTAATTTTCATATTCACCGTCTCCTGAATATCAGCGGAGGGCATCGTCATGCTTAATCCGTTGATCCTCAATATTTGCCGTTTGCTTCAGCGTAAAAAAACATCAATTCCTACAGTTGGGCAGTGGTACACCACGCCTGCAGGGCATGTTCTACGTGTCAGCCTGGTTGACCGTGAATGTCAGAAGGTGGTTTGTGAACCGCTGGGCCGTAATTACCGCGTCAGTATGCCGCTTATAGCCTTTCGCTCCGGAAAAAACATGAAGCATCTCGGAGGTGCAGCATGAGTATGGAGCTGATGGTTAAAGCGATGAAAATTCGAGTGGGTAATCCATTGCGAAAACTGGTTCTGATCAAGCTGGCTGATAATGCCAGCGATCAGGGTGAGTGCTGGCCCAGCTACCAGCATATTGCTGACCAGTGCGAGATTAGCAAACGTTCTGTGATGAATCATATTGCGGCCCTTTGTGAGTCCGGGCTGGTAAAAAAAGTCACCCGGAAAGGTGAAAAAGGTAACTCAAGTAATATCTATCTCCTTCATCTGGATGGTGCAGGAGATTCACTAGGGGGTAGTGCAAATAATTCACTATCTGGTGCAGCAAATTCACCAGGTAGTGCAGGAGTTGCACCAGGGGGTAGTGCAGGAGATTCACCCAGAACCAGTCACTCTTTTGAACCAGTCAAAGAACCAGTCAATGAACCAATAGCTGTTGGTGCATCTGCTGATGAGTCTGTGCGAGTTCGTTCAAACCGACCGGAATACTCTCCGGAGTTTGAGCAGGCATGGCTGGCCTATCCCAAACGTGCTGGTGGCAATTCAAAATCTGCAGCCTTCAAAGCCTGGAAAGCCCGTTTGAATGAGGGGGTAAACCCCGAAACCATGCTGGAAGGTGTGAAACGCTACGCGGGCTGGGTATCTGCGATGGGTAACAGCGGCACACAATTTGTGAAACAGGCTGTCACGTTCTTTGGCCCGGATCGTCATTTCGAAGAATCCTGGGAAGTTCCTGCGGTATCTGCAGTCAGACGCGAGGACCCGTACTTCAAAGCCAGTTACGACAACGTGGACTACAGCCAGATCCCGGAAGGATTCAGGGGGTGATCATGAGTCTTTTGAATGAAGTTCAGAAATTCATTGAAGCCCATCCGGGGTGTACTTCCGGAGACATTGCGGATGCTTTTTACGTGGGGGCTTAATGAGTAATAAATATTGCCAGGCGCTGGTAGAACTGCGGAACAAACCAGCCCATGAACTGAAGGAAGTGGGCGATCAGTGGCGCACGCCGGACAACATTTTCTGGGGAATTAACACCTTGTTTGGTCCGTTTGTTCTGGATCTGTTCACTGACGGTGATAACGCCAAATGTGCCGCGTATTACACGGCGGAAGACAACGCGCTGGCGCATGACTGGTCAGAACGTCTTGCGGAGCTTAAAGGTGCTGCCTTTGGCAATCCCCCATACAGCCGCGCCAGTCAGCATGAGGGGCAATACATCACCGGCATGCGTTACATCATGAAACATGCCAGTGCCATGCGTGATAAGGGCGGGCGCTATGTTTTCCTGATCAAAGCTGCCACCAGCGAAGTGTGGTGGCCGGAAGATGCGGACCATATTGCTTTTATTCGCGGGCGTATTGGTTTTGAACTGCCTGCCTGGTTTATCCCGAAGGATGAGAAGCAGGTGCCGACAGGCGCTTTCTTCGCTGGTGCTATTGCTGTTTTCGACAAGACCTGGAAGGGACCGGCAATCAGCTACATCGGGCGCGATGAACTTGAGGCATGTGGTGAGGCGTTTCTGGCGCAGGTTCGCCAGCAGGCGGAAAAACTGGTCAGGGAGATGGCTGCATGACGACGTTAACTCAATGCCAGCAGCAGGTGCTGGATATGCTGATTTCTTACCAGAAAGAACGTGGCTTCCCGCCAACCAATCAGGAGGTGGCAACCATGCTGGGATACCGTTCAGTGAATGCAGCGGTGGAGCATCTTCGAGCACTGGAGAAAAAAGGCGTCATCACGATAAAGCGTGGCGTGGCCAGGGGTATCACTCTTCATACCGCGGTGAAGGACGACGACAGCGAGGCGGTTGGGATTATCCGCTCACTGCTTGCCGGTAAGGAAAACGCCAGGCTGCGTGCAGCCCATTGGTTACATGAGAGGGGCCTGAAAGTATGAAGCTGATCCTGCCTTTTCCGCCCAGCGTGAACACGTACTGGCGACACCCCAACAAAGGGGCGTTTGCTGGTAAGTGCCTGATAAGCGCGGCGGGGCGAAAATTCCAGAGCGCGGCGTGTGCAGCAATAGTTGAGCAGTTACGTCGTCTGCCGAAACCAACGTCGGCACCTGCTTCAGTGGAGATCGTGTTGTTTCCTCCGGATAACCGGATCCGCGATCTGGACAACTATAACAAGGCGCTGTTTGACGCCCTGACCCACGCGGGTGTGTGGGAAGACGACAGTCAGGTGAAAAGAATGCTGGTGGAGTGGGGACCGGTTATCCCGGAAGGGAAGGTCGAGATCACTATCAGTAAGTACGAGAAAACGGCGGGTGCAGCCGCCTGATCAAGAGGAGAAACGAAGTATGAATAATCTGATGGTCATTGATGGTATTGAAGTTCGTCGTGATGCTTATGGGCGTTACAGCCTGAACGATCTGCATCGGGCTGCCGGGGGAGAACAAAAAAACCGCCCGAAATACTGGCTCTCCAATAAGCAAACCTGTGAACTGATTGAACAACTTTTCACCGAGGGTGGAATTCCGCCTCTGGAAAAGAATCAACCAGTTAGCGTTATTAATGGCGGAAATAACCAGGGGACGTATGTCTGCAAAGAACTGGTGTATGCCTATGCAATGTGGATCAGCCCGTCATTCCATCTGAAGGTGATCCGTACTTTCGATATGGTAACCAGCACACCGGAAAAAATATCCGGGCAGGCTGCTGACAAGATGCAGGCTGGCGTGATCCTGCTGGACTTTATGCGCAGGGAATTAAACCTGTCTAACTCATCAGTGCTTGGAGCCTGTCAGAAGCTTCAGGAGGCTGTTGGCTTACCGAATCTGGCACCGCGCTATGCCATTGATGCTCCTGCTGACGCGCCTGATGGCTCAAGTCGCCCCACGCTGTCGCTGAGTGCACTGCTGAAACAGTATGGTATCCGCCTGACAGCTAATCAGGCATATCACCAAATGGTGAAGCTGGGGATCGTCGAGCAGCGCGAACGATACAGCCGTACCGCGATTAACAACATCAAAAAATTCTGGTCGCTGACAGCGAAAGGCTGCATGTTCGGCAAGAACATCACCAGTCCCGCAAATCCGCGCGAGACGCAGCCGCATTTCTTCGAATCCCGATTCCCTGAGCTGTTAAAGCTGCTCGATACCGTTCATTGAGGTGACCGTGAGAGCACTACTGACCCCTGAAATTGCCCCGCGTATGGGGATCGTATTGTTCAGACCAGGTTCAGAGCTGATGCCCCTGTTTATGCAGGGGCGTGTCCTGCTGGAGCCTGAGCCGGAACGTTATTCATCTTTCGCCAGTGGTGCCGTTCCGGCGGCATCACAACCGCTGGCGGATGATCCTGCCGTTCGGGCCGTGTTCCGCAATGAGGCAGTGATCCGTCGTGCTGGTGGCGTGGAATGTCTTGAAAGCTGGTTACTTCGTGAAAAAGGCTGCCAGTGGCCTCATTCCGACTGGCACAGCGAGAACATGACAACAATGCGACACGCGCCGGGCGCAATCCGTCTGTGCTGGCACTGCGATAACCAGCTGCGCGATCAGTTCACGGAACGGCTGGAATCAATGGCAACGGATAACTGTGCCCGCTGGGTGTTGTCTGTCGTGCGTCGGGATCTCGGTTTTGATGACAGTCACGTAGTGACAATGCCGGAACTGTGCTGGTGGCTGGTTCGTAATGACCTGGCGGATGCCTTACCGGAAAGTGCAGCCCGTAAGGCACTGAGATTACCGAAGCCTGTTGTGCCGTCTGTCACCCGGGAAAGTGACCTTGTGCCTTCGGTTCCTGCCACCAGCATCATCCAGGATAAGGCGAAAAAGGTGCTGGCGCTGAAAGTGGATCCGGAGTCGCCGGAGTCTTTTATGTTACGCCCAAAACGTCGCCGCTGGGTTAATGAAAAGTACACACGCTGGGTTAAGACACAGCCGTGTGCATGTTGTGGAAAGGCTGCTGATGATCCCCACCACCTGATAGGCCACGGTCAGGGGGGAATGGGTACAAAAGCGCATGACCTCTTTGTGTTGCCTTTGTGCAGAAAGCATCACGACGAGCTGCATGCGGATACCGTGGCATTTGAAGAGAAGTATGGTTCCCAGCTGGAGCTGATATTTCGTTTTATCGATCGTGCGCTGGCAATAGGCGTACTGGCGTAAGTGGAGAACGAGCATGAACCTTGAAGCCTTACCGAAATATTACTCCCCGAAATCTCCAAAACTGAGCGATGACGCACCGGCGACAGGCTCTGGTGGTTTAACGATTACGGATGTGATGGCTGCGCAGGGGATGGTGCAGTCGAAAGCACCGCTTGGGTTTGCCTTATTCCTGGCAAAAGTTGGTGTTCAGGATCCTCAGTTTGCGATTGAAGGTCTGCTCAATTACGCGATGGCACTGGATAACCCGACATTGAATAAATTGAGTGAAGAAACCCGGCTACAGATCATTCCTTACCTTGTGAATTTTGCCTTTGCTGATTATTCCAGGTCTGCGGCAAGTAAGTCTCGCTGTGAGCATTGTGCTGGTACTGGATTTCATAATGTATTGCGCGAGGTGGTGAAACACTCCAGAAGCGGGGAATCTGTTATCAAGGAAGAGTGGGTGAAGGAACTATGTCAGCATTGTCATGGTAAGGGAGAAGTCAGCACAGCGTGCAGAGGGTGTAAGGGTAAAGGTATTGTCCTGGATGAAAAAAGGACCCGGCTTCATGGCACGCCTGTTTATAAGATTTGTGGGCGTTGCAATGGAAACCGGTTTGGCCGTTTACCTACCACACTGGCACGGCATCATGTCCAGAAGCTGGTACCAGACCTGACGGATTATCAGTGGTACAAAGGATATGCAGATGTCATTGATAAACTGGTTACAAAGTGCTGGCAGGAAGAAGCATATGCTGAGGTGCAATTAAGAAAAGTGACGAAATAAATGATTTTCGCCGAAGATAGCGACATGATGCTTGCATTTTTCAAAAAACATGGATAAAATGTTTTCAACAATGGGCTTTGTATAACTACCATTTACTATGATAACCTCACCTCGGTGGGGTTTTTTTTGTGGTGGAGTTATGGAATTGACTAAGGAAAACGTTGCTCTTTTAGCGGCTTTGGGTGTTTTTGTTGGTACTGTTATTTCGAATGTAATGACTTATTTAATTCATTATTCGAAACAAAAGAATGAATGGGTTAAAGAAAATAAAAAGAAAAAAATAGAGAAGGCCGAAGAGTTATACAGAAACTTAGTTCTTTGGAAAAAATCAGTATTCCAAACTCATAGTGATTGGGTTCTTCTTGTAGGAGGTAATCTATCTATAGAACAAACGCTTGATAAAACCATCGAGCGAAATCTTAACACGCCAGAGTTTTGTAAAATTTCTGAATTGTCATCAATTCTTGCTGGTATTTATTTTCCGGATGTGGCGCTTCAGATTAAAAAGGCGCAAAAAGAATTGAAGCCAGCTAATGATATTTATTTTAGTATCATGAATGGCTCAAGACCTAAAAATATAAATGAAGCTATAGCCACTATTTTGGATGCTGGGGGGGAATTCGATAAATCTGTGGATAAAATACTGGAAGGTCTTTCATGTGAAATTTCTGAAATGATGAGTAAGTAATTGCATCTATCTTTTGAGCCTCTGCTTAGTGGCTTTCTCATGATATGGGAATTATCTTTAATCATTACTTATATGAGCACCGTGAATATATTTTTCATTCCCCTCATTAATTTCTGAGAGGATTCACAGTAATACCTATGGGGGGATTATGTCCGATCCTATTTCTGGCTCCGGGTTGGCTGGAGGTGTCCTGACGGGAGCTAGTATCTATGGGTTGTTAACCGGAACTGATTACGGCGTTGTATTTGGCGCATTTGCAGGGGCTGTATTCTACATAGCAACAGCAGCAGATCTGAGTGCATCGCGCCGACTGGCATATTTTATCGTGTCATATATTGCCGGGATTCTTTGCTCTGGGTTGGTTGGCTCCAAGCTGGCGAACTTGACCGGATACAGTGATAAACCTCTGGATGCTATTGGTGCCGTAATCGTCTCTGCTTTAGCCGTTAAAATCCTGACGTTCCTGAATAATCAGGATATCGGCTCGCTGGTGGCGCTCATAACGCGCCGGGGAGGTTCAGGTGGAGCTAAATGACCCGACAGCAACTATAAATGCGCTGTTATGTGCTTGTGTTGTTATTACTCTGATGTTTTATCGTCGTGGTGATTCGCGGCATCGTCCTTGGGTTTCACGTTTAGCCTGGCTGATTACTGTTACATACAGTGCTGTTCCGTTGGCCTATCTCTGTGGGATTTATCCTCATTCCTCATGGCCCATTATCGTGGCGAACACTATTTTTCTTTCCGTGCTGGTGGCCGTCAGAGGCAACGTTGCACGTCTGGTTGATCATCTGAGGCACTAATGAACCAACAATTATTTCAAAAGGCGGCTGGTATTAGCGCCGGGCTGGCTGCGCGCTGGTTTCCGCACATTGATGCGGCGATGAAGGAATTCGGCATTACAGCACCAGCGGATCAGGCAATGTTTATCGCTCAGGTAGGCCATGAGTCGATGGGGTTTAGCGCCGTAGTTGAAAATTTTAACTACACACCATCTGCGCTGGTGGCGACGTTCGGAAAGAGGATCACACAGCAGCAGGCTGATGCCCTTGGCAGAACATCCGGACATGCAGCTCGTCAGGATGCTATTGCCAATCTGGTGTATAGCAACCGACTGGGTAACAAAGCACCAGGTGATGGCTGGAAATATCGTGGTAGAGGATTAATTCAAATCACTGGCCTCCATAATTATCGCATCTGTGGCGCGGCGCTGAAGTTAGATCTGGTGACTTCACCTGAACAACTGGAACAGGAACTACAGGCTGCGCGCTCAGCTGCATGGTTCTACACCTCTAAAGGTTGCATGATCTACGGTGCCGATATTAACCGTGTTACGCGCATCATTAACGGCGGTTTGAACGGTATTGAGGATCGTAAGGTCCGATACAACAAGGCGCGGTCGGCGCTGCTGGTATGAAGATGAGTTATTGGGCGCTCATTTTAACGTTTATTGCTTGTGTCGCTGGTGGTCTTGTCTGGTCAGCGAATCACTATCATGGAAAGTTTCTGGAGGAGCAGAAGCGTGCTGATGCTGCGGAACAGCGAGCTGATTCTACTGAGGCTATCACCGCGAATGTTCTGCGTACTATGGCAATAACGAACATCATTCAGGAGGCGAATCAACATGCAAAACAGCAGATCGCACTGGAGTCACAGAGAACCCAGGAAGATATCAAAGTGGCTGTTGCGGATGATGATTGTGCTTCACGTCCTGTGCCTGCTGCCGCTGCTGACCGGTTGCGGAAGTACGCGAACAGTTTACGTCCAGGTTCCGGTAGTTCCGTTACCAGCCAGCCTGACGGCTGAAACCCCTCAGCCTGATTTACCTGATCATTTTACGTGGGGCTCGAGCTTAGATCTGAATGTCGCCTTGTTGTCTGCATTGGCGCAGTGTAATACCGATAAAGCTGACATCAGAAGGATTGAAGTTGAGCGTGGTCACATCATGCAAAAAAAATGGGTTTTTTGTTGCCTGAAATTTATGCCTTTTAAAATCATGATGTTAGAAGCACTGTTTTTTAACGATGGCGACAAAATGGCGGCAGCGTCAAAGAGAGAGCGCCACCTGTCCTGATTTCATTGGATGCGGCTGAACCGGATTTGACTCTTTTGGCGTTGCAATCGAACGAACAAAAGTTTCATGGGTAACAAAAGTATGGCTGCAGTTAATGTTCTGGCACTGGTTGTAACGCTCTTTGGTCAATGAAGATACCTGAAAACTGCTGCGAGTATGGGCGGCACTTCCACACAGTGGGCAAATCATCATTTTTCGAGTTCTCCCCATTTTTGCTAAATTCACAATAATGATACCGCATTATTCCATTTTGCAAACTTAAAAGTTCTCCATTGCGAAGAATCATTCCATTTCGAAATCATCAATCCTCACTTCAAGCTCCAGACTGGTCGTAAAACCGTTATCCGGGCTGACGGTATGCGTCAGAGTCGTAATGGTCCATTCCGCATCATCTATCGGCTGTTTAAAGCCACTGACCTTCACAGGCATTTCTGTGTAGAGATCTGCCCGCCCTTCCGCCAGTTGTAGCGAGAATGATGCAACGCCGCGTTGCAGGCGTTCCCACTGCATTTTCGCTGCCCGTTCGGCGTTGCTCCGGTTGGCATAAGTGCGATTAAGTACCAGCACGTTTTCATCCGTACCCACCAGGTAATCGCCCTGCTTCGCTTCCGGCTCTTTCTTCTGCTTCTTAGTCCTGCGCTTACGCTTCACCGTGGTGCTTTCTTTCTTCGCGGGTTCGCGGGTATGCAACCAGCTGGCAATGACGCCCGTGTAAGCTCCGCGATCTGCCAGGGTAAAGCGGTGACTGTCGCCGTCCTTGCGTGTGATAGTGATCACCGGTAGTGGTTTACCGCTGGCGCTTTTACCCTGCCCCTGCCGGATGAATAACAGATTGCCATTTTTCACCGACGCAATAGCACCGTACTGGCGCGCCAGCCGCATCAAAAAACTGCCGTCACTCTCATTAGTCTGGTCTATATGCTCCACGAGTTTATCCGACAAGTCTTCACCCAATGCCATCTTCAGTTTGTGCCGCGCAGCTATTTCCTTCACCACTTCCCCAACGGTGGTCTTGTGCCACGACTTTTCACGGCGGGTATTCAGCGTTTCTCGAAAATCAGCACTTCGCGCCCGGATAGTCAGGCGATCCGGTGCGCCAGTGTGTTCAATCTCGTCCACCGTGAATGCCCCTTTCGGGAAAAGCGGCTGTCCCTTCCAGCCCAGCGCCAGCGTAATGACAGCCCCACGGCGCGGCAGCACGATTTTTCCATCGGCGTCGTCCAGCTCCAGATCAAGCTGGTCCGCTTCAAAGCCCCGGTTATCCGTCAGCGTCAGCCCCATCAGGCGGTTGTCCAGCACAGTGGTGATATCCCTGCCTTCAATACTGATGCTGAATGCCGGAGTTTTGTTGCCTTTGTTAAGCAGTTCAGAGCTGAAATTCACGACAGCAGCCCTCCCACCGTTTTACTGATATCGCTTAAGGCAGATGTTGCCGTTCCCTGCAGATTATTCAGTTGCGCACTGAGATCACCGAACATATCGGACAGGGATTCATCCACGCGTTTTAGCGACAGGGTGAACTCAATCCGGCGCGGCATACCGTCGCGGAAAAACTCCGTTTTAGTCTGATTCAGTCCCTCAATCACATACATGCCGTAAATCGTGCCGCTGCCTTCAATCAGGGGCCATGCTTTTCCCTGTTCTGCCATCTGCTCCAGAGCCAGCAACGACAGCCTGCCGCCCGTTACCTCCGGCATAAGAACACCAGAAAGCGTCAGCATGTCGTTGTCCGGTCCCAGAAACTGCGTTGACGGGCGTCGGTTTACCCGGCTGTTTGCCGCATGTCGCCAGCTGCGTTGATACTGCAGCTCCTGATACGGCACGGTGCGCAGCATAAACACGTACAATCCCAGCACCATCATCATGCGTCGTATCCCCCCTGATCGCTGTAGTTACTCCTGGCTTTTGCCTTCAGCCTGCGTTCACGTTCATCAAGCTGGCGGGCCACCTCCCGCGCAATATCCTGCGCACTTTGTCCTGGCTGCGTCTGAATGATGATCTGCATCGGTGCCTCAATCCGTTGAACGGGCAGCACAGTGGCTGCACGACTCACCATCGCTTCACCGCCTTTCGCGGGAAGTGCCAAAGGGTGCAACGGTGGAAGCTCTGCTGGCGTAGCAGCAACACCCATCATTCCGGCAACAACGGCAGCCAGTGCAGCTGTATTTCTCCGGCTGGTCACATTTGCCGGGCCGTTAACAATTTCCGGCCCGTTTTCACCGACGATGCCAAACTGCCCGCGCGGGATATACCCGCCGCTGTCATACATCCCCGCAAAGCCATATCCCCATGACGGAAAACCACCCGATGGCATCATCACTTTACCGTCTGCATTCACCGTCGCAGGTTGCTGACGCGTCACGCTTTCCGGCAGTTTCGCCTTTGCGGCCTCTTTACTGACAATGCCAAGTTTCTCCAGCAACCAGGAAACGCCGGATTTCAGGGAGTCCAGCGGATGCATGACCATATTCAGCCCTTCCGCCAGAGCCTCCCCGAATCGTCGCCCCATTGCCGCTGCACTCTGCAGTTCGGCAGAGGTCGACTTAACGGGCGTCAGCAGATCAGTAAACCAGCCCCACAGCGCCTGTACTTTGTCGCCAATCCACTGGAACACAGGCTTAAGCGGTTCGAACGCGGCACTGACAGGACCTGCCGCCGCTTTGAATCCTTCCACCACGCCACCGAGAAATGCGGTGATGGGCTGCCAGTATTTCCAGACAACCAGCGCCACACCCGCCAGTGCAGTAACCACAAGACCTATCGGACTGAGCAGAGCACCTAACAGACCAGAGACGGCATACAGGGCAACGCGCAGCATCGCCAGTGGACCGGATGCGAGCATACGCAGCACCGTGCCTGTGGCAGCCAGTCCGCCGCGTAGTACCGCCAGTGGATTCATAAACATCACAGCAACCGCACGTAAACCGGATAATCCAGACCGCAAAAGTGCAACCGGCGCACCTGCTACAGTTTTCAGGACATTTCCCGTCAGTGATGCCGTGCGGCGCAAAGACGACAACGGCGCAGTAAGTAAACCTGCAGCGTTGCCCGATGAAGCAAGCCCGCGTCGCAGCAGTGCCAGTGGTGCGCCAGCCAGCCAGGACAACGCGTTGCTGGTTCGGGTTACTGCTGCCGTAACGGAAGGTAACGTTTTGATACCCAGCACAGAGAATCCCAGACGGATGACTGCCAGCGGCCCCAGCACTGCAGCCAGCGCCACCGCTAAGGTGCCGAGGCCCACGGTAACGGCAGCTACCACAGCGGCTACTTTCATCAGAGTGCCCGTCAGTTCCGGGTTAGCTTCCACCCAGCGACGCAACGCCCCCGTGACGCTTTTCACCGTGTACAGAATATCCATCAGCGGCTGGCGCAGCGTTTCCCCCAGGCTGCTGAAGGTGTTCTGTGCTCCGGTTTTGACCAGCAACCACTGAGCAGAAAGTGAATCCTTGTTGATGTCGGATTCTTTCTGCATGGAACCGAGCGCATCATTGCCCGCTGTCAGTTTTAACTGGCGCTGAAGTTCCGGCAGGTTGTTTGCCAGTTTCGCTGCGTCATCGCCAAACTCTTTACCAAACAACATGGTCATGGCAGACAGGCGCTTATCCTGTGGCAGCGCATTCACCTTCTCCAGCACGCGCTGGATAGTTCCCATCGCATCCTTCGTCATCTGCTTTTCAATCACTTCTGGATTGAGTTTCAGCAGATTCATCCCTTCAAAGAAACTCTTGCTTTGCATGGTGGCAATGGACAATTCACGCACCATCGCGTTTGCTGCACTGGCTGCAACCTCAGGCGCAGCGCCGAGTGTCAGGAAGGTGGAACCCAGCGCCGCCGCTTTACGATAATCCAGACGGTCAGCCACACCGCCCAGGCGTTGCATGACATCAATGATGTCCGCCCCTTTCGACATGGCGTTATCATCCAGATAGTTCAGCGCATCACCGAGCTGCTCAATATTGCGGGTAGGGATTTTGTAGAGCTGGGCGATTTTCCCCAGACTTTCTGACAGTTCATCCGCTGGCAGTTCAAAGGCTGTTGCCGCCTTTGCCGCCGTGCTGGCGAAGGCCAGCAGGTCACGTTTCTGGTCTTCCCAGCTGTCGTCAGGGTTTGCGACGTTCATGCGCGCACCACCTTCAACCAGTGCGGCGAAGTCCACAGCACCGTTTTCCATCGGCAACTGTTCGCTGGCAGCCTTGATGGCACCCTGCATTTCGTAAAAACGCGCAGTGCGGTTGCCATTATCGTCACGCAGACCATTGACCTGCTTTGCCACACCTTTCATGGCATCTTCCATGCTGGTATAGCTTTTTACTGCCGCCATCACTGGTGCGCCCATTGCCAGCCCTGCAGCCGTGGTGGTGGCTCCGGCACCTGCAATACGATCCCTTACCTCAAGACGCCTGGCGTAAGCCCCCCGGGCGGCGTGCATTTTTCGCTGTTGCTCCCCGACACGTCGTAACCTCGCTTCCTGCTCAGAAAGCTGCCTGTTATAACGCATCGTTTCACGGGTAATGCGGGCCGTCGCACTGGCGCCATCATTAGCTGAAATACCAGCACGATAAAGTTCTGCACGCACAAGCGCCGTCTGCTGCTGCAGCTTTTTCTGGCGTTCTTCCAGGCGCTGAACAGCCAGCCGTTGACGGCCCAGAGCAACAACCTGACGTTGCGAAGGCGGCCCCATCGCTCCCAGTTCCTGACTGAGCAAATTTGCACGCTGGCGGGCATAGTTCAGCCTGTCGCCTAATTTCTGATTTTCTGCCTGCAGCTTTCGGAAGCTGTCCAGACTGCTCCCGGCCTGATCAAGCTGCTTTATTGCATCGCGGGATTTTTTGACAGCAGCAGCCAGTTCTCTTGAACTGGCCTGCGCGGATCGAAATGGGCGGGTGAGTTTGTCAACCGCATTAAGAATCACCTGCAGACGCAGGTTATTGTCACTCATGGCTGGCCCCGCTTCTCTGAATCGCTTTATACCGCCATTCCAGCACTTCGGTCAGCGGCATAACGTCAGTAACGGATGGCGGCCAGTGAAAGATGGTGGCGATATCAGCCACCAGATCGTCAACCGTCAGGCTGTCGGTAAACCGGCAAGCACCGACTTCTTCAACAAAAAAGTGACAACCTCAACCGACATGGCAGTGAGATCTGCCGGGTCCATCTCTGCAATTTCCTGTGCAGTCAGTGCCGGACTGGAGATGCGGGGGATCACGGTCATCATCGCGTTCACATCCATATCCATAATGGCCTGCAGGCGTGTGCCGCGCAGCGCACCGGACTGCGGTTTACGCAACACAATTTCGGTAATTTCTGTTTTACCGCGCATGATGGGAGTATCCAGTTGAATGGTCTTTTCAGTCTGCTTATCGCTCATTTTGTTGTCCTGTAAATTAGGTTCTGGCGCGGCATTCCGCGCCGTTCAGATACATCAGAGGCCGAGGGCGTTGCGGTGCGCTTCCATCAGGTCCACACCGTCCACAATTTCCACCATGTTGATCAGGTCCACTTCATAGAGCACCTCACCATTGATGGTCAGCTTCGCGTAGCTGTTGGTACTGGTCACTTTGGTAGTGTTGCTTTCGCCCGTCTTCCACTCGCCGGAATCTACTTCTTTGTGACGTCCACGCACCACAAGCTCCACGGCCTGCACTTCCCCGGTATCGTCACGCTGAATAGAGCCGGTAAAGCGCAGCTGGATGCCATCCACCGTGGCTTTGCCCATCTGCTTAAACAGCAGCAGTTCAGTACCACCAATGGAAAATTCTGTATCCAGTGCACTGTCATCCAGTCCCAGATCCACATCCACCGCTCCGGGCATACCGCCGCCGCGATACTTCTCATATTTGCGGGTGAATTTCGGCAGCGTCAGCGACTCAACGATCCCCTGCCAGTTGTTCCCGTCGTTAAACAGGTTCAGGTGTTTTAATTTGCGTGGTAAAGCCATGTTGTCCCCTTACGCGCTGACCTGGCTGGAGAAATTCACCAGGTACTGATCGGTGATGCGCTGACGCAGCATCAGGTTTTCAAGTGGCGGCACTGGCGTGTAGTCGTAATCGATGGTGAGCTTCCCGGCTTTCAGCGTGTCTTTATCGTTCACCGACTCGTCCAGCCAGCAATCACCACCAATGAGATAGCCCTGACTGACCAGGCTACGCATTTTGGCGCGGATACCTTCGATAATGTCGCGGGCCAGCGACGGGTTCAGCGGTTTGTCCACCGCCCACATGTGCGCTTCTGCCATCGTGTCCATCAGCACCTGCGCCGTGCGGGTGTAGTTTTCGAAGGCAAAGAGCGGATCATCGCTCAGACAGCGGGAACCCCAGAAGCGGAAACCGTCTTTGCGGATAAGCGTGGTGATATCGTTCTGGTTAAGCAGACCTGCATCGGTTGCCGGGTCCTGCAGATCCCAGAACACATCAGCAGAAATTCCGGTGACACCGTTCACGCCCACGTTGGACAGGCTTTTGTGCCATCCGGTCTGCTCATCAATTTTAGCGCGCAGACCGAGCGCACGGGCGGTGGCATAAGCCGTTGCTTCGGCATTCAGCACCGTGTCCCAGCCAGTAAAGTCGGGCCAGATCAGCATTCCTTCACGCTGACTGAAGTTTTCACGGTAAGTGATTGCTTCCTGCACCGTCTTGCAACCATACGCTGACAGGTAAGCAAATCCACGCAGGCTTTGCGCCACGCTCAGCAACTCAGTAGCTACCGCCTTCGTGTCGTGACCTGGCACGCCGAGAATGCGCGGTTTAACGCCGAGCTGTGACTGGGCAGATAACAGGGCTTTCATACCTGTTTTTTTACCCTCGGCGGTCACTGCGCCAATGATATTGGTTGTGGTTTCTTCTTCCGTTTCACCCTGCGGCACACGCACAACAACGGTCACGGGTTTTGCCTGGTCAGCGATGGCATCCAGCGAACGGGCCAGCGTGCCAGACTCACCCGCTTTACCGCTGGCGGTCAGCACATCAGTGATCAGCACAGGTTTATTAAGAGGAAACATTTTTGCATCGGCATCATCGCCCGTGCAGACCATACCCACGATGGCGGTGCTCACCGTGGTAATGGATCGGGTGCCTTCGTTGACTTCAACAACGCGCACCCCGTGGTGGTAATCCTGAGCCATAGTGGCGAACCTCCTGATTGGATTAGGCTTCGCCCTATGTTGAAGTGATTGTGCCTGACAAACAGCTAAACGCAGTTGTACCGTTATTCACACAAAATGACGGTATTTGTCTGCTTTCAGGGATAATCAAAATAAAGCTGATTCAGGGAGATTTATTGTTCTTGTTTGCCGGAAATTTTCGATAAATGGTAGAAACGCCTACATCAAAAATCAGTGCAATACGCTGTCTTGATTCTCCGGCCTCGAGTAAACGCCCAATCTGTGCCCACTGTTCGCTGGTCAACTTAGGACGGCGTCCACCTACTCTGCCTTTAGCACGAGCTGCAGCCAGCCCCGCCCTGGTACGTTCAACTATCAGTTCGCGTTCCATTTCAGCCAGGGCACCCATGACATGAAAAAAGAAACGGCCCATTGGGGTGCTGGTATCAATACTGTCAGTCAGGCTTCGGAAATTCACGCCACGCTGGCGCAGCTCTTCTATCAGCGTAACAAGATGCCGCATACTGCGCCCCAGTCTGTCCAGCTTCCAGACAACCAGCGTGTCTCCTGCCGATAGTGTCCTGAGCAGCTTTTTCAGCCCCGGTCTGTCGGACTTGGTGCCACTGATTTTATCCTCAAAAATCCGCTCACATCCCGCACAGTTCAGTGCATTGCGTTGCAAATCGGTGTTCTGGTCATTTGTTGACACGCGTACATAGCCAATAAGCATGATCATCCCCCTGAATAAAAACCGGAGATGATGCCAGTTAGCCGTTATCTCTGCATTTTCATAAACGTTGGTTTGGGAGAAG